AAATTTGCACATCAGGGTGCCAAGTGTATTGTGTTATGTAACGAAGAGCCTACGCATAGAGTTGGCGCACGTTATCTAACTGCTGCAGCAGGTATGTCTGCAAGAGAAGTTAAAAGTAACATGGCTAAAGCTAAATCACTATACGAACCAGTGATGAATAATATTAAGATAAAAGAGGCTGGTGGTCGTGACATGGCTTGGGTTGAATCGGTATGTAAATCATATAAGCCAGATGTGCTAGTGTTAGACATGGGCGATAAGTTTAGTGCCGATGGTAATTTTGCTAGGCAGGATGAAGCACTCAAGGCTTGCGCTATATACGCTAGACAGATTGCTAAAACGTATGACTGTGCAGTATTTTATATGTCACAGTTATCTGCAGAGGCAGAGGGTAGGTCACAGCTTAATCAGTCTATGATGGAAGGCTCACGCACAGGTAAAGCTGCTGAAGCTGACCTGATGATACTGATTGGTAAGAGTCCAGCCAAAGATAAAATAGAAGGCGAAGAAGAGGATAGCCCACTACGTCATATCAATGTAGTAAAAAACAAGTTGACAGGCTGGCATGGTATGGTAAACTGCAACCTAGATTATTTAACAGCGAGGTACACAGACTAATGAAACTTACTCTTGACGTAGAAAATACAGTCACTAAACGGGATGGCAAGATGCATCTTGACCCCTTTGAGCCAGAGAACTCACTAACTATGATTGGTGTGTTGACTGACCAAGGTGTGGAGCAGCACTTCCCGTTTGACCATTGTGATGTGCCTAATCAGCAGGATTACTACGAGCGTGTGCAGTGGTTCTTAGATGAAGCTACTATACTTATCTGCCACAATGCTGCGTATGATTTGATGTGGCTGTGGGAGTCAGGCTTTAAGTACGATGGCCCTGTATTTGACACGATGCTTGCAGAGTATGTGCTACAGCGTGGTATTAAAGAGCCGTTGTCTCTTGAGGCTTGTGCAGAGCGTTATCAATTAGATACAAAGAAACAAGATACTCTGAAAGAATACTTTGCAAAAGGTTATAGCACACGTGACATACCATACAATGAACTGTGTGAATATCTATCGGCTGACCTCAACGCTACACAGCAATTAGCAGATAAAATAATGTACCGTTTGAATACGCCGAAAGACAGTGGATTACGTGGCACAGTAGACCTAACCAATCAGGTAGCGGTATGTCTTGCACGTATTTATCAGCGTGGCTTTGCTGTTGACTTATCAAAGTTAAACGAGGTTCGTGACGAGTTTGTTGCAGAAAAAGAACAGATAGAAAAGCGATTAAAAGAACAAGTTATTGAGTTGATGGGTGACACACCAATTAATCTCAACAGTCCAGAGCAAATGTCTTGGGTAATTTATAGTAGAAAGCCAGACGATAAGGCTATGTGGGCAAATATGTTTACACCCACCATGTCTAAGACAGAGTTTACACACACGGTAAATAGTCATTCATCTATAATGTACAAGACTAAGGCTGGTCAGTGCTTTGCCTGTTATGGCACAGGCAGACAAAAGAAACTCAAGAAGGATGGAACACCATATCTCAAGATGCCTATATGTAAAGAGTGTGATGGTGTTGGCTACAGGTTTACTCCAACAAAGTCTATCGCTGGCCTTAGATTTAAAGCACCTAATCCAAAGTGGATAAGTGCCAATGGGTTTAGTACTAATAAAAAGATGCTAGAGATACTAGCTAACTCTGCTAAGAAGAGTAGCTTCGATAGAGCAGAAAACTTTTTGAATGATGTGCAGAGATTGTCTGCTTTAGATACATACCTTTCATCCTTTGTTGAGGGTATACAAACCCATACAAAGCAGGATGGTAAGCTGCACGTGCGTTTGCTTCAGCATCGCACAGCTACTGGCAGGTTCAGTGGTGCAGACCCTAATATGCAGAACATGCCACGTGGCGGCACGTTTCCTGTGAAGAAAGTATTTGTGTCACGATTTGATGGTGGGAAAGTTATGGAAGCAGACTTTGCACAGTTAGAGTTTCGTGCTGCTGCCTACCTATCACAAGATGGAGTTGCTATTGAAGAGGTATCTACTGGATTTGATGTACACGCATACACCGCTAAAGTTATTACCGATGCTGGTCAACCTACGGATAGGCAGACTGCAAAGGCTCACACGTTTGCACCGCTTTATGGCGCAACGGGCTTTGGGAGAACGCCAGCGGAAGCTGCATATTATGAACACTTTACAAAGAAATACAAAGGAGTCAGAGAATGGCATACCAGACTGGCTGAAGAAGCTATGACTAAGAAAAAGATTACCACTCCCAGCGGAAGAGAGTTTTCTTTTCCAGAGGTTTATAGAAAGTCTAGTGGAACCATATCGCATTTCACACAAATTAAAAACTATCCTGTGCAGTCATTTGCTACTGCAGACATAGTGCCTATTGCTATGTTACATATAGACAAGCTATTAGGTAATATGAAATCTTGTATAGTAAACACTGTGCATGATAGTATAGTTATAGATGTACACCCAGAGGAAGAAGATAATGTAATTAAGGTAATAGACGATACAAATAAAGAGTTACCTTATTTAATTACGCAACGATGGGGTGTAGAATTTAATGTGCCTCTACTTTTAGAAGCAAAAATTGGTCCGAATTGGCTTGACACAAAGGACATAACCTGATATAACTATGCATCTTACAAAAGAAAAGGAGATAATTGTATGAATCAAGTAATGACTATCGACACAAACAACTTTGGCGAAATGGCTAAAGCTATGGGTATTGCTAATGAGGCTGCTGTTGTTAAGAAGCAAGGAGTGTTTCTTGCACGTCTTAGAATAAATCATTCGCCTATTCTTGGCTCTGACAGTATCAAAGTTAAGGGTGGCACTTATAAGTTAGAGTTGCCTGATGGACCCACGTACTATGCAGAGTCTGCTGTTATGCGTCCATTTTTACAACGCTACATGTATAAAAAGTTTGTCATGGGCAGTGGTGGCAGTCCTAATCGCTATGTTAAAACTGTTATGGCTGATACACTTAACATGGATTTAAAAGATAATGATGGGGGTTTTAATTGTGGTAAACCTGCTGGTTGGATTGAGGATTTTAATTCTTTGCCAGATGCCACAAAAGAATTGATACGCTCTATTAAGAGAGTTCGTGTAGTGATAGGAACTGTGCAGCTTACTAATCCAAAAGATGTGGATGGCGCAGATGTAGAAGTTGAAGCCACCCCATTTATCTGGGAAGTAGAAAATCGTGATGCATTTAAAACTGTAGGCTCTGTCTTTTCACAGTTAGCAAAGATGAAGAGACTACCTGTGCAGCATAATGTCACATTGAATACTGAGGAGCGTAAATTACCAAACGGTAATAGTTTTTATCTACCTGTAACGTCACTAGACATTGCTAATAGTATTGACCTTACCCAAGATGACCAAGAAAAGTTTGCTGACTTTATGGCTTGGGTAACTAACTACAATCAATACATTATCAAGTCTTATTCAGAAAAGACTAGAGAAAAGTCTGATGAATTGCTTGATGATATTGGTGTTGAGGAAGTTGTTGATATTGAGTTTGAAGAAGAGGTGGCTTAATGAAACACCCTGCTGAACTGGCACTGCATCAGTATCTTGATAATGCCACACGTGGTAAATCAAGCATGTCACCTGAAACAATCAAACAGATTGGTGATGATGTCATGGCTGCTGCACAACGCCAGTTTGGTGGGGGTAACAAGCGAGACAAGTTTAGTCTACGCATGTCTAATGTAGGTAGACCAACTTGTCAACTTTGGTATGACAAGAACAAGCCAGAGGTAGCGTTACCCTTTCCTACAACATTCGTAATTAACATGATGATTGGAGACATCGTTGAAGCTGTCTTCAAAGGTATATTAACAGAAGCAGGAGTGAAGTATGAAGACACAAATAAAGTTACTCTTGACCTTGGTGACGATAGCGTTTCTGGTAGTTATGACCTCATCGTTGATGGTGCAGTTGATGATATTAAATCAGCTTCAGACTGGTCATACAGAAACAAGTTTGAGTCCTATGACAGTCTTGCCAGCGGTGATGGTTTCGGGTATGTGGCACAACTAGCAGGATACGCTAAAGCATCCGGCAAGAAAGCTGGTGGTTGGTGGGTAGTTAATAAAGCCAATGGGCAGTTCAAGTATGTACCAGCTACAGGTCTTGACATTGACAAAGAGGTATCCCAAATAAAGGATACGGTTCACAAAGTAAAGGAGAATAAGTTTGAAAGATGTTTTGAACCAGTGCCTGAGACTTTTCGTGGCAAGCCCACAGGTAATAAAGTCCTTAATGATGGATGCAAATTTTGCAGCTATCGTTTTGATTGTTGGGATAATCTTACTGAATTACCTGCTGTAAAATCACAGGCAAAGAACCCGCCCATAGTGGCATATGTTGAACTAGCAAAGGAGTATGTTTAAGATGGAGATTGAAGTAAATGAACTCGCAGAACAAATTAAGGAAGCGGAACTGCATCTTTCGGAACTTAGGAAAGAGTATCGTGAACGGAAGACTGCAGGTTTACGTGCGGCGATATCAGCGCGTAATGAAGCAGATAAGGTCTTGCGCGAAGAGCTACAGGCTTTAGGCTACCGTAGTCCATTTATCTCATGGCGTGATACGGCATAGTGTCACCGTATAAACAATTTAGGGCAGCACGAAAGTATGGTTATCGTAGCGGTCTGGAACTAAAAATATCTGAGTACTTACAAGAACTAAAGATAAAGTTTTTGTATGAAGGTATTAAGATTGAATGGGAAGACTTAGCTTATAGAACATATACGCCAGATTTTGTGCTGCCTAACGGTATTATAATAGAAACTAAAGGTAGATTTACTGTAGCAGATAGAAGAAAACACAAGTGCATAAAGAAACAACATCCAAATTTAGATATTCGTTTTGTTTTTACAAATAGTAAAAGCAAATTACAAAAAAATTCAAAGACAAGTTATGCTCAGTGGTGTATAAAACATGGGTTTCTTTACTATGATAGAATCATCCCTGAAGATTGGTTAAAAGAAAAGGGTAAGAATAAACACCCTAAGTTTATTAAATTTGGTGGTACAAAAGTAAAAAGGAGATAGACATGGACAGGATGATGACTAAACTATCTAAAGAAATTAGCAACGAGGATTTTATTATTCGGGTTAGACCATTCTCAGATGATAATGGTAGGTGGTCTGGTGAGGTTGATATATCCATTATGGCTATGCCAGATAATCCACTGGTTGATGAAGACTATCATCAAGTTATGCACTTCACTAAAATGATGTGTGCCTCTGTTCCTGTAATGGAAGAGGTCGAAGAATTACGTAACATTGCTCACGAATATGTAATGAAAGTTATTGACAATGAGAGTGATATTAGTGTAGAACTAGAAGAAGAAGTGGGCGTTGAAAAAACCTATGACGGTAACGTAGTTCACTTACAGTTTAACACAAAAACTAAGGGGTCAGCATGAGTAGGCACGAGGATTTTATGAAAGCAATGATAGCACAAGAGGAGTTACGTATGGCACAAGCAAATAAACAAAGTGACAATGTTGTTGATATGGTTAATAACCCACCACACTACAACCAAACAGGAATTGAGTGCATTCATGCTATCTCTGCTGCAACTGATAAGGGCTTCAAGTATTACTTGCAAGGCAATGTCATGAAGTATCTCTGGCGATTTGACTACAAAGACAAACCACTAGAGGATTTGCAAAAGGCCAAGTGGTACTTGGAGAAATTAATAGAAGAGGTTATGGCAGGTGATGAAAGTTAAAATGTACATAACCATTGAGATAGACGATGAAGAATACCCCGTGCCTGCCGATGGGAGAGTAGGTGACGAATTAGAGGAAAGCATCCAAGAATATTTTTATGACATTGATGGTGCTAATATTAAGAACATAAGAACAGTTACGGAGTAAGAAATGAGAAGCAATCAATTACCTACAGATTATCAAAACTTTATAGCACTGTCCCGTTACGCACGTTGGAAAGAGGAGGAGCAACGTAGAGAGACATGGAGTGAAACTGTATGCAGATACTTTGATTATATGGAACAGCATCTAGCAGACAAATGTGACTATAAACTATCTGATGAACTACGGGCAGAGTTAGAAGAGGCTGTGCTTAATATAAGTGTCATGCCTAGCATGAGAGCGTTGATGACCAGTGGCCCCGCACTGGACAGATGCCACGTGGGTGGATACAACTGTTCTTACGTACCTGTAGATAGCCCACGTGCGTTTGACGAGACTATGTACATTCTCATGTGTGGTACGGGCGTAGGCTTCAGCGTAGAGCGTCATAACATTGAAAAGCTGCCTATAGTAGCAGAGGATTTCTATAAGACGGACACAATTATCAAGGTAGGTGATAGCAGACCGGGCTGGGCAAAGTCTCTAAAAGAACTTATTGCTATGTTGTATGCAGGACAGATACCAGCATGGGATGTATCAGAGGTGCGTCCTGCAGGTGCTAGGCTCAAGACGTTTGGTGGTAGGGCATCAGGTCCACAGCCATTGGTTGAGTTGTTTGATTTCTGTTCT